CCCCCCCCTAATATGCCACTGCAACATGATATTAATGCAGCCTTTCTTGATTATGCAATCATAGGGGCCCTAGATCCTCGTAATCTATTGGATGCCAAAGGAGTAGCCAAACTATTGGGGATTTCATATTTAGGGGGACTAAGTGTAGCTGCATTAACAGGTGCATTGTTTGTCGGAGCAGCAATAACAGCAATGGACCCAAAACACAAGTATGCTGGCGGTCTTGATGATACGAGTTTCGGTCAAACTTTGTATGGATCTAGAAAAATGAGTCCAGTATCTATTACCGACCCACTGGCCAACTTAATGTATACGCCCTTAGTTTTCACACAAGATAAGTATTATTCCTGATCTATTCCTCTTCAGTAACTTTGAGTTTCATTTGAAACAACTCTTCCTTGACTCTTCTGTTTCTAATCTCTCTGATTAGTTCAGGGTACAGATGAAGGTGCATTGCTGTCTCTTCAACTTCCATTGCTCTCCCAGCCATCAGGGTGGCTAGAAATTGTAACTCTGAAGTCATCCATCCTTCAAACTTCTTCATCTCATTGACCTCCATATACAGGAGAAATGATTATATCCAACATGTGTAAAACCACATTTTCTACAATACTTAAACTTCCACCACCTTATCTTCATTGTCTAGCCTCCCTTTTGGCTTGTATTGCCCTTTCCCAATCCTTAATGATGTATTCAAGGGCCAGTGATCTATTGTTTCCGTATCTCTTCATTGCTCTATTCAGTACTATAATGCAGTCATGAGGCAATGTAACTGATATTGTGTTACGGGTAGCCCCTTGCACTCTCCTATTAATTCGGGTCATATTACTGGCGAGTCTATGATTATTAATAATACTTTGTTTTTGAAGTGTGTTGTAGGAAGCATTTTCTATACTTCCAACCCAACCAAACCCAGCAATGTTCGAGTCATTCTTAGGTTACCCATATAGTGCTTCGCACAGATAATGAGGGATGAGTGGCTTAATAGACCCCCTTTGATACCACGATTGTATGGCAACAGCAAAGACAGGCAGTTTTTACCTAACCGAAACAGTAACCCTACCAGTGAATAACCCGGCGGGTGCAGCTACGAGAGTAACAGGCACTTTAGATTTGAGTGCTTATGTGAACGTACCAACTGGTCAAGCAATAGCAATTGATCAAGTAGACTTCATTTGGCAGGCTGGAGATGATATATATTCCCAATCAGTTAATTCATTCTTAGCTGGTGATGGGGGCCTCACTTCACAACTCACCGATTTAAATCCGGGCACAGCATTTGTTCGAGCAGATAATCAAAGCCTAGTTGCATCGGGTTCACTGTCAATTGATGATAGTGCTAACCTAGCAACTCACACTTCCGATCTTTACCCCGATAACTTCGGTCCTTCTGGTCTAAGTGATATGTTTATTGTAGTTAATGACCAGTTATATCTTACAGCCGGCAATGATGTTTCAGACGTTCAAGGAGCCAATGTAGTTTATTGCACTGCCCGAATTCGTGCAAGAGTAGTCAAACTATCAACCAAAGACTGGATGGCAGTGGCGATACAATCAACCGCGGCTGATAATTGAAGGTGGGATTAGTGCCTGCCTTTGCTGAAGAACTTGCTGCTTTAGTCGCCTCCGCATTCTTGTTAGGGGTAAAGTCTGAAGCAAAGAAGCAAGCGACTAAAGCGGGGAAGGAACTTGTCAAGGAAGTACCTAAAGCATACAAACGCCAAAGGGATATGGAAGACAAAGTAATTCGTAAAGCCTCTGCATATAACAAAGAATATGCTAAGCAATATAAGAAACTAAAGAAAGCACATCCACGTACAGGGTTCCCTGCACTAGCAAAGAAGGCACATGCAGCAACTAAGAAAGTAAGAGGCACAAAGAAAGGACAAGTAAGAAAAACTGCTCGTAGAGCATATGAAAGGTGATGGATCTATGGTCGACGATAAAACACAAAGACAGATGTTTAAGCAGATTGGCGTGGGAGGTTGTTTGTTCAGTTATTCTGGCGGAACCATTAGTGTCGCCGCCGTATCAGGTGAAGGTTGGGAATATATCGAACAAGCGACTCCACACATCCCTAACATTGTCAATCGTCAATATATTGATCTAGCAGGATATACTCAAAAGGATTTAACTTTATTTACTCAATCAGTAGACTTTCAACACGACCAATTTGCCACTGCCCACGCTGCAGCTCTTCTTCAACCTCAGGTGCTGTATATCTATGATATTCTAACTACTCGAAGAATCAATAGGAATGAATTAAGTGACCTTGTTAATAGTACACCAGGCTTCTTGAATTCAACACTTGATTTAATGGAGTGTGTATATGGCCAACAAACCACCGCTTTCTTGAATACTAATATTGAAGTCTTAGGAGGAATGGTGCCGACTTATAGCGATACGTTTGGGAGTGGTAACGCTACAGCGTCTGAGAGATTACATTGGACACGAATTATTTGGACTGTTCCGCTTGCACAACCTCAAGAACAGCAAATGATTATCAGTACCAGTGCAACCAACTTAGTCGTTGCCGGTATTACAGGTAAAGAAAAAGATCTTGTCTATATTGAAAGACTCCGCAGAGCATATACTCAGGAACGATCTTGATGTGGTTTGTTTCTCCTGCTGCTACTGGGGGAGTTTCCTCAATACCATTGGATCAACCCCCCCCTAATATGCCACTGCAACATGATATTAATGCAGCCTTTCTTGATTATGCAATCATAGGGGCCCTAGATCCTCGTAATCTATTGGATGCCAAAGGAGTAGCCAAACTATTGGGGATTTCATATTTAGGGGGACTAAGT